TCCAGTTCCTGCACCACCATCAATAATTACATGACCATCTTCAAAAGTAAGTGAGTCAGTAAGTGTAGCCACTCTCCCTGCTCCAACAGTATCGTCTGCAGAGTATAAAGTATTTCCTGATGATGGAGTTACCCATGATAAAACACCTCCACCATTTGTTTCAAGAACTTGATTAGGTGCTCCATCAACATTTGGATAGGTTAACCCTTCAATTAAAACTCTACCTGTACCTGCTGAAATATTAATATTACCTGTACCAGAAGTAATATCTATTTCACCACTACCTGCTCCACCAGAAGTTAATAATCTAATATCACCTGTACCTGTTTGTGTAAATTGTAAACTACCTGTTCCGCTATTAATAAAGTTTGTTCCTGCTGTAGAAGTTCCAATAATTGAATCTGCAATAGCAAGGAAAGAAGACATTCCAGTAAACCTTAATTCATTTCCTGCACCAGTAATAGTGGTAGTAGCACTTAATGTTGCAGAAGTCGCATTCCAAGTACCTCCATTATTAGCTACATCGAACATTCCATTACCCGTTAACTGACTTGTTAAAGCAACTGTACCCGTAGCATCAGGCAACGTCCAAGTTCTGTCATCATCTAAAACAGCAGATGTTAGTGTTCCGTTATATCCTGAATCTCCTATTATTTGCAATGAAGGAACTTCTGTAGTTAAGTCTATTATAAACTGATTTGAGTAATTAGCATTTTCTCCATTCAGGATGAAATGTTGCTCACCCCCTGACTGAATAGACATGTCTATATTTTCAATACCATCATCATTTGTTGCAGTCCATGTATGACTAGCCCCTTGCCCTCCTGTAGGATGTACCCGATAGTTATAAATTTCAGCACCACCATGTTCAATAGTTAAACCACTATTTAGAGCACCAAATGTGCTTATAGTAGTTTGAAACGTAGTATCAATATCTGTAGATACTACGGGTGCGCCAGAATCAGAATCATAATTACCTCTTATGTATAATATAGGGCTATTATTGACTGCTCCTGCGGTTGCAGGTGCGCTTGGATCTAATATTATATCGTTACCTAATGTGTTGTTTCCTACTGTAGTTACAGCATTTAAATCTTGAGCAACAGCTCCACCTAAACCAACCCATGCAGAACCATTATAATACTCAAGTTCATTTGAAGTAGAATTACCTTTTAACATCCCTTCTACGGGAGTAGTAACTGTAGCTGTAGGAGATGCAACTAAAGGCATTATAACAGCACCCTGGGTAGTTGTTCTTAATTCAATATCATAACCTGCTCCTGCAGCTTGTATAAGGAATAAACCATCTGCAGCAACTAACTCCATATGAGTTCCTGCAGTCATAAGCATAGAGTCATTAGACTCTAATTCATATTCCTCTACATTTAAAAGACTAAAATTATGTCCATCTCCATCATGAAATCTTTCACCCGTGAATGTTAAATCTGCATTGGCGAAATTATCAGGTGTCAGTGCAGTTAGATCTGCTATAGTGGCAAATACATTAGAAGAAGATGGTGAAGCACCTCCTACTGCTGCATCATAAATATCTTGAGGTAGTAACTGTTCTATATTAACCATATTCTTATGTTAAGTATGTTATGATAATTTGTTGTGCTCCTCCTGTAGGTACTGTAAAAGCCAAAGCTGCTACAGTGTCATTGTTGTCATCTCCTCCCCATGAAAATCTTGCTCCATTTGGAACGGCACCCCCACCTATTGTAGCTCCTGTACCTCTAACCCACATAGACATTCCTTTAACTCCTGCCGTAGTACTACCATCAGCGACTGCTACAACAAGTGAAGGTGTTCTACTTACACCTGTTAATAAAGTCTCAATACCTTCTGTTGCAGTTACTATATCTGCAGTATCTAATTTAATTGTATCAAGTACTGCATCTATTGTTGTAAGTAATGCTGCAATTGCAGTAGTATCTGTTAAGATATCATCTAGCACTGCATCCATTATTGTAAGCAAACCATTTGTAACTAGTAAAGTAGTTTCTGTTGCAAAATCAGTTAAAGCAAATGCTGCGGTAAATGCTGCTAGAGTAGTCTCAGTTGCAAAATCTTCTAGATTAAATGCTGTAAGTAAAGATGCTAAATCTGCTGCTGCCCCCGTAAGAGTAGTCTCAGTTGCAAAGTCTGTTGCTAATAAAGAAGCTAAAGTTGTTTGAGTGGCGAAGTCAGTACCAGAAAAAGCAGCTAATAAGGCTGCTAAAGTTGTTTGAGTGGCTACGTCTGTTGTTTGTGTTACTATTGTCTGTAATTCTGCAATAGCTAATGCTTGATTTGCTGCTGTAGCAAAATCAACTGCATTCAGAGTCTGAAGCTCTGCTAATATGTTTGTTAATAATCCATCAGGATTTAAAAAAGTTATAGGTGCTACGGGTACTGCAACATTACCTGCTGCATCTATATAGTCCCAAGAAAAAGCACCTGTTTCTTCATTAAGAGTGCCTCTTAATTGAAATACATCGTCATTAGCATCAATAACAGACTTCATTTCAAAGTCTAATTTATTTTCAGCCAATAGACTTAATAATGTGTTTGAAACTACACCGAGAGTAACCTCAGTAGCTAATCCTGTCCCTGAAGGGGCTGAAAGTGTTAATTGTTTTACAGAATCTAAAATACATTTTTGTATATCTAATTCCATTGATCGCATTCTCATTAGGTCTGCGTTACTTCTATCTCTAGGCATGGTAGTTGTTTTAAAAATTAAGAAAAAAAAGAGGGGGTTTTTATACCCCCTTTCTTAGCTATTCTTGTTAGGCTCCGAAAGCTGATACAGAACCAACTCCTGATGCCGAAGCAATTGAGTTAAGTAGTGCTTCTACAGCATCGTGTCTTCCAACTTCCACAAATATGTGATAAGTAATATCCTCATTGATTCGCCCTGCGAACGATTGAGAATGGTTGAAGTGGCTCACGGTGATTGCGTAATCAACGTATTGCTTCAATTGATCTTGAACTGAAGATTCCATACCTCTTATAGAACGCTTAAGATTGTCACCAACCATTTCGTCTCTGAAGTAAATTCTATCAGCATCTTCAAAATCTTGCAAGTTACCTCCTAAGTGAGTTCTTGGCTCAAACTTAGCAACTCTAGTTACTGAGAATAACTCTTGTGCAGTTTTCCCAATACCTTCTCTAATATCGTCAGGATATCCACCTGATACACGAATTCTTAAAGAATCTTCTCTAAAGTTAACTCTATCTCTGAAACATTCACCTGATTTTAAAACAAATGGTTTAGATTTAAATCTAATTCCACATTTACAGTTTCCACTTGCTTCCGTGTCAACGTTTGTTGGATCAGCAACCCATTGAACTGTATCGTACTCTTCAGGTGCATCAGTAATAAATGTATCTAAATACATAGGATCACATTCATCACAAACCATGTTTGAAACTACTGTTGCTTTATAACGAGTAGAACATCCACCTGTTGTTCCTTCTAACGCTATTACTATGTCAGGGAATGCAGTTTGTAATTCTACTAATCTGTCTTCTCCACACTCATTATCAGGTAAGTCAATTAAGTAACATTTTTCAACTACGTTACATTGTCCACATGTTGCCCATGCAATAGGGTCTTTAGCAGCTACTTGACATAATGCAGATACTTCTCCTAAGAAATCAAATGTTGCAGTTGTCATTGGTGCAGCTAATGCTACAAATCCTGCTATATCAGCGTCAGATAATTCAATATCGAAGATTGCTGTATAAGCTCCTACTCCCATTGATTGTCCTGATGCCTTAATTACAGAAACAACTACTGAACCTGTGTCTGCTCCTACTAATGCAGCAACTGTTGCTGTTACATCTACTCCATCATCTTCAATTGAAAGTGAGTAAGCAAAGCCTCCTGGTACTTCTACGTCAGGTGCTGTACAATCCTCACATCCTTTAATGTAAGATGCACAAGTTGCAACGTAATCTGCAGGTGCTCCTGCTGATACAGGTATGATCATTTCATACTTAGACATTGCCCCTACTCGGTCAATTCGTTTAAGTGGTACATCATACTGTGCTTGTAACAAAGCTAATGCTTCTCCATCTCCTGTGTCACATTGCTCTAAGCAATAGAAATCATAAGGTATTAAAGTTTCAGTAGCATCTACGTCACAAGAAAATACAGGTGTAATATCAATCATGTCTCCTAAAGGTGTTCCTCCAGTTAACTGTTGTGTCTTAAGTGTCTCAATTACGTTAAGTGTCCACTCTTTACAATCAACTGTGTCACATGACTCACAATCAACACATTCGTTAAACACCTCACAACGAGGAATCTCGAAGTTTACTGATACAATTTCTTTATCATAACCCCCTCCTAAGTAAGAAACAGCGTCACCGTAAATCTCTACAGTTACTCGCTTGTATGTCTCACCCATTTCAAGGTCAAATGATGTCGCATCATCAATTCCGTTATACCCTAGTATAACCTCGTCTAATCTTTGTTCTGTTCTTAGTGGAGCAGATACTTTAATATCTACTACTTCTTTCAAAGAGAAAGGCATAGAAACCATAGGTTTGTTTGAGTAACTTCTATTTGGAGTTCTCTCATCAATTCCTAATCTTAGTTCTAAGAACTTTCTGTCTTTAGCAATTCCTGCTAAAGTACTTAATACTTTTGCCCCTGCTGAAGAAGTTTGACTTCCATCAACTAAAGCTAGTTGTCCTTTAACTAGGTCTAATGACCCTCCACTTGTCTTTACCGAACCTCCGATAACGAAGAATGAACGGTCAAAAGGTTTATGTAATCCCATTTTTGTTTAATTTTAAATTTTAATTTTTAGATTTTAGAAAAAAGCCTATCTTTGTCGGCTTGGTATTTATTATATTCTTCATTGACTGCTGAAAAATCTTTTGACATCGCTGTTATTATTCTATTAACTGTTCTGTCGGAAAATTCAGGATCAATATTAGTGCTTTGGTTATTATCTAAATTTATATAACCATCTATATCCACTTGAACAGGATATCTATAATATGATAATTTAGCTATGGTAATATCAAATTTTGAAAAGTAAATTGATACTGTGTTAGAACTTAGTGTGTAAAACGTCTCACGATATTCAAAAGAAGGTTCATTAAAACAATCTGCTAAGTACTCATCAACGTTGTCATTTTTAACCTCAAAGGAAAAAATCTTTTTATCTTTACAACTTGCTTTGCTCCCAAAAACTTGTAATGAAGAATGATCAAAGTAGTTATCAGGAAGAGGAAAATCTTTATGATTCTCATTTTCTATTCCATTAGCTAGTGGTTTGTCTAATACTAAAAGGTTTTGAATATCTCTTAGTTCATCTTCGTTTCTCTTTTCAAGAACCCACTCTACAAACTTACCTTGTATCTTATTGAACATTAGAACAAACCTACTTTTGTCAACATCTATGTTGTCCTCAGTGCTGTTTCTATTAACCTCTTGTAAGAAGGTTATGTATGCTTGCTCTATAGTCATTAAATACTAATTATCTCCTGCTTTGTCTCGCTAAGTTCACTATCTATTAATAAGTTCTCTGCTGCGTGTTTTAGGTCTGTCCCTAATTCTACATCTTTAAAGTAATACTTACCATTTGATTTCTTAGTAATACCTTTTTCAGCTTTAAACAATACACTTAATTTCTTATGTAAATTAATCTTTTCTTCAAACTTATCACTTTCATCAGCCCGTGTATAAGTTTCATTAAATAGTCCTGGATTTTGAGGTTTTCGCTCTAACCACTCTTGGAATGAGAAGTTTAGTGTTTCTTCATCTATTGAGTCTGAAACTATAAGACCATTATAATGTAATAAACTTAATAAGAATGTTCTATTCTTAGCTTCTAATCTAGCAAAGTTTTTAACAGCATTCATCTTATCACTTGCCTTTTGCTTCTTAAAGTCAGTAGCTTTCGCTGTGTCAACAATACAGTAATCTGAATTTTTGAACTTTGGGTCACCTTCTTTTCCTTTTGGAGTTAAGCTAAAGTTATTAATTGCAAGAAACAAATCAAGTAGGTCTTTTACCTTACCTGTGTTAAATACTCTACCATTGAAGAGATTTATTGAATAGGTTAACCAAAATTCATCATCTGTGTGATCTAAATCTTGAGTTTTCCCATTAGCCTTTTTATAAGGATTAACAATGTGTTTTCTAAGAGAAGAAACAATGCTTTTTATTTCATCAGTATCTTTATCATGGTAACATGGGGAAGATTCATGTAATCCTGTATCCCATACTCCACTTCCTGTTTGACTATCAATAATATGATATCTACAAGGTACGGAGTTTGCTACTCCTTCTGATGGTAATTTTGATACTCCTTCTGCTGCAAAACCTGAAGGTGCGTTAAGATCCTCTTTACCTGTGATCTTATACAATGAGTTTGTTTTGATTTGAAATCCATTGAGTTCAAATACTAATTCTTTTTTTTCTGACATGTTGGTTTGATTTTATGGTGTAAAATTACGTAAGTAATTTAATATAATGAAATATGTTAAAACAAAATTAATAGGGGATTGGTTTTTATCCAACCCCCTTAGTTAATTTATTATTGCTTAAGTTCAATAACGATATATCTCGTTGTATCTAATACTAAAGCTGCCGATTGACTGTGTGCCCAAAATGTTCTTCCCATTTGTTTTAGAGATGATTGAACATCTGATACACTTGCACCATTCGCCATTCTTCCTTGCTCGTATCCGTATTCGATATGAGAACCTTCAGGTTTGATATAGTAAACGTTAGCACGGTCATTTCCGTTCTCCATTACTTTACCACCTTTCACTTTGCTCTCAATTGAAGCATTTGAATATTCAGGGTTAGTTGCATCCCAAATCACTAAAGAGTGAGATGTGTGTGCCATTCCGTCTCCGTAGAATCCTGAAGAGAATCTGTCTGCATATGGTTGGTAGTCTAAAGCAGGATCATGTTCTACTTCTACTAATCCAACACCAGGAATGTTTACCGTTCTGAAAACGATAGGCTTCATAGTTAATGCATCAAGGTCTCCTTGTAAAGGTGATTGAGGCAATGTTCTATCTGTACCTAATACAAATCCTAATCCTGACAATTGTTGTGAAACTTCCTCACGGAAAATCTCCATCATGTTCATGTAAGCAAACCATCCTGCTTTGAACTTAACTTTTCTCTTGTGTGGTGGAATGTCATTACGACCTCTAAACATATAAGCTACTGCTTCTTGAATATGTTGTTTAGTAATTCCTCCTGGACGACCATACTGAATCATCTTCCCTCTTCGAATCTGATGCCATACACCCTCATTCAGTCTCATTAGACCATTTGAAGTTTCAATAGTAGCAGCTTTTTGGAAGTACAATTGGTGTGCTTCAATTTGAGCTAACTCCATAAGAGCTAAATACTCAAGTGTTGCACCAACCTTGATTGATTTCTTGTCAATTTTACCATTAGGTAATTTGTTTGCCATAAAGAACATCTCTTTAGACTTACCACCTAATATATCTAATTGCTGTTTTGCTTTGTCCATTTGTGCATCAGCTACTGCTGAAAGCCCTGGAGCAGACATTCTACTTGCTTTTCTAGTATAGAATGTTTCAACACCTCTCATGTTACCAAGAATAAATTCATTAGTAATAGTTCCCATAGATGGGTTCATAAGGTTAATACTAGAATAGTCTGTACCAAACTCAGCTAAATTGTGACCGATTTTGATATACTCAATACCTGCTTTCAATTTATCTTTAGGATACCAAGCTCTCTTGTCATTAGAAACTAATCTTACATAGTGTCTGTAGTTTTCACCTTCTCTTTCAACATCGAAGTTTTCATCTACAATAACTTGCTCTCCATACTGAGGATCATAAGTTAACACATCACCTTTAGTGAATTGTGTGTCCAATACAATCTCAAATACACCACCATCGATACCAGGTGCTTCATGCATGTTACTTGTATCTACTGCTGTTACACATCTAGAACTTCTTTTTACAGGAAGGTCATAAGTCAATGATTGTCCTTCATCCAATTCATAAACCTGAGAGTTTTTAAACAAGTCAGTCATGAACGGTAAACGTACATTGTGTGTTGCAGAGAAAAGGTTGATTAACCCTAAGTGCTTGCTAGTTGTGTTTTCTCCATCTTGTAACCATGCTCCTACTGTAGAAGAGTCTGCATATGAGATGTTTTTAATTTCTTTTGCACTAGTAAATCCTATGATTGAATCACCATTGATGGACTCTCTAATGTCAAATCTGTCGTTGTTCGCCATTTTAGTTTATTTTTTAAATTTAGTTTTTACCCCCTGTTAGCTCTTCTAAACTTATTTCGTCAGATCCACTAGTGGTATTGTTGTTATTAGTTGTTGTTTTACGTTGTTTACTTGGTATTAGGTTTAACTTTTTAAAAGTCTTTTTCTTTTCTGCTATTACAGCTTTTTCAGAAACCTTTTTAACAAAACTTTCCCTGTCTATCATGTAAAGTGCCATTTCAGCAGCTTTCTCAGGGTTAAGTCTTATCTCATTATAAAGAGCATCTAACTCATAAGAATTATTCTCTCCTTTTTTTGTAGCTATTTCTACAATTCTGCTTTTTAAGCTCTCTTTAATATTATAATCAGCTACAGAACTCTTAATATCCTTTCTGTACTGTTTTAATGCTTGCTCATGCTTTACTTTATCGTCAGCAGCCTTATCATCCATTGCTGACATTCTAGCCTTTACAGCATCCTCTAATTCTTCTTTAGCTTGAAATGCTCTTTCTTTCTTATTTCCTTTAATCCCAAAAGCATCAACCATGTCTCTGATCTCACTGTCGTCCATGCCCTGTGCTCTGTATCTCATGTATAGGGCTTTGTCTTGGTCAGCCTCAGAGTCTAGATCAAGTGAGTTTAAAGGATCTTGGTAAGATTTATATAAATCAATTGCTTCCTTTACACTTCCACCATTTTTCTCAATGTTGATAACATGCTTGGTGAAGTCTGAAACATCCTCTGTACTTACTCTTTCTTTGTAAGTGTCTTCTAACTCGGCTAGTTTTGACTTAACTATATTAATGAACTTGTCGTCTCCAATCTCCGCTTCAGATAAAAGCATTTCGATCTCTTCTCCATTTTCACCCTCTTCAACAATTGTTTCTATCTCATCTCCCCAAATTGCTTTGATTACAGATTGATAGTTAACTTTGTCCTTGCCCTCTTCAGGCTTCTTACCTTCCTCTTCGTCAGCTATTCTCTTGGCTTCAGCGTCTGCTTCTGCTTTAAGCCTGTTTGCTTCTTCCTCCTCTTCTGTATTAACTACAGGAGGTACAATAGGATTAATGTCTTCTTCTTCCTTTTTCTTATTTGCTGCTATTTCTAGCTCATCATCTAAGTTAATAGGTTCTTCCTCTTTTTTAACAGGAGGTTCTACATTCTGTCCTAGAAGTTCCTCCATTGATATAATATCAGATGAGTCCTCATCAGACAAGTTAAATTGTTGTTGTTGGTTTTCGTTTATCATTACTGCAAATTTATTTATGGTTTAGCACTTTTCAAAATATGTAAAAAGTTATTGTATTATTATTAAATTATTTTTTATATTAAATTTTTTTTAATTCTTGTTAATTATTGAGGTAAATTCTTTAGTCTGTCTCTCTCTTTCACGTTGGTTTAGTTCCTTAGCTTTAAGCTTAAGTTCCTCCATCTTAAGTTTGAATTCTTTTGACATCTTAGTGTCTTCATTCTTCATTTTATTCATCTCCAATCTCTCCTTAGAGTCAATTGATCTATTCTTTACAGCCCTATCAGCTTCCTTGTTAATTTGATTAAAGTCTTCTAGCCCTGCTTCTTTATCTGCTGCCCTACCTAGTGCATTTATTCTAGCAACCTCAAGTTTAGCTATTCTATCTTTTTCTTTAGACTCTTCTGTCCTAGCATCTTTATCTGCTTCTAATTGAGCAGCACCTTCTTGTTGTTGTTTGATAAGACCTTGATCTTGTTGATTTTTCGCTTGTAACTCTCCTTGCTTTCTAACTCTATTAATTCTAGCTAACTCAACTAATTCCGAGTATGCGTCAGATTTAATAAGCTCTGCTAATTCTAAAGCATCTGACCCTAATGTGTTATTTTGTAATAGAGATTGTTTCAAACTCTCTAAATCTTTTCTTTTCTTATTATCATTAGAAGCTATTATACCTAACGTTCTAAATGGGAAGTGTTCATCTTCCATTTGTAAGAATGCTAATGACGAATCACTCTTAGTATATGCTACTGTTATATCTTTACCTTCCCCTTGTGCATACTGAGCTACAGATAGATGTAAATCTAAAGCTTTTTGAGTATACTCAGAGAATTCTGCAAATATTTGTGCGGTCTGTGCATAAGATGCATCTTGACTTGCTTTAATACCTTCCTGGTTTGTGTATTTATTTGGTGCACCTGTTTGTTGAGGTGATATACCAATAATTTCAAATGCTTTTGATTTATAATACTCAGCTAATTGTTGTCTGTTTGCAATCTGTCCTGAGAATGTAATACTTTGGGTTGAGAACTGATTAAATATAGTATTGTTACTCTGTGTATCTCCTGAAGTAGCTATAGGCATAACCCCTACATCCTTTGCAATATTTCTAAGGTGCATTAGTGCTTCCTCTGTATCACCCCATTCTTTAAATTCACTTGGAATAAATGCAACATCCATTAAGAAGAATGTACCAATCTCTTTTTCTAATAAAGAGTAGATTTGGTTCATACATAAGTTAAACTTAGTTTGGTATGGTGCAATTTTCTTAGCCAAAGATTTGCCAATTTTTCCTCCTACTGGCAATTTTATATCAAAAAAGTTACTGTCACCTTTTATTTGGTGTTCGCATGGTTTACAATATAAGTATAAAGGTTCTTCCATATTGAAAGAAGATACTTTTGCTCCTTCATAACATACAGGTCTGTAAAACCATTGTAATGTGTTTTCCTCAAAGTCATCTTTTACATCAATAAGACGATTTGTTTTAATTTGTTTTATATCTTTGTCCTTTAAAAACTCCGATAAAATATCTTCTGTTACTATTTCATTAAAGATTTCCCCTGTCGTTTCATCAGTATAAGACAGATAACCTACCATATCGTATGCAATAAAGTATACTTCCGTAACTTGGCACATATCAAAGTTTATGTTTAGGTCTTCTCTTAAAGAACTCATGTAAGAATGGTTTACCTGATTGGTATCTCCATGTCTTCTAGAAATAAATCTATCGTACTCTTCTCCTGTTTTAAGATCTTTGTACTGTCCCATTGGTTCTCCAAAGTAATCTTGCATGTTTAAAGCAAAATTATAATCAAAATAGTTGGCATGTGGTGCAACAACTGACTTATGAAAGTTGCTCTCTATAGCATCATTAAAGTTACCATCGGAGTACCCTACATAATTCTTCCAATCTTTTTTACCTCCAAGTAATTTCTTTTGATCGCTTGTTTTTATGTAATGTCCTAATCTTTGTACAGTTTCTGATGGAGATAAGTAATGTACTCTACCTACATACTCACCGTCTTGTGCGTAGTCTGAATCTATTGTTTGTGAAAAGAATGTATTTACAGGACTCCACTTTTCAGGGTGGTACATGTCATACCCTATTCTATAATGTCTAAAACATCTTCCTGTTGCTAGGTAATCTTTGAACTCCCCTCTTTCAAGTTTGTCCATTTGAAATCTTTCCCTATCTTGTTCAAGTGTAGCTTCCCCCCATTTAACTCCTACCGTTTTAAACGATTTTTGTAAGTGGTGTTCTATATGTTTTGGGGTTTTCTCATCAACTACTTGTTGTAGCTGTTGCATGTACATTTGCTTTTCCTCTTCAGACTTAAAGTCAGTCTTTTTTGAGTCTAAGCCCATATTCATTAAATGAAGCTCAATTTCTGCATCCAATTTTTCCTTTAGGTAGCTCTTGAACATTTCGTTCTTCTTCCTAAGATAATCATTATTTGCTATTTCCCCCGTGTCGGTAACATGGAACAAATCCTGCATCTCCATATAATTACCTACTAGTACATTAATAATAATACCAATAAGATCATAATGTTTTAGGAATGTAGGAATACCTACACCATCAAGTAAATCTTGGACATTTTCTAGTTCGGGAATTACTTCAGAAAGTTCCTGATGTGATAAATCCCCATCAATCATTCTATAATAATCTAGGAACTTGTAGTTCTCACCAAGTTGATCAATACCTACTCTTTCGAAATCATCTAGCACGGATCGTTGCCAATCTTTACTATTCTTTACAGATTTTTTTACCCACATTGGGGTAATCTCACTGGATGAATTTATATTGCTATGCCAATTTCCTATGTTAGTCCACATTCACGAAAAAATTTAACAACAAAGATATCGTTTTATTACGTTTATATAAAAAATGTAAAATTATTTATAACTAATAAGGTTTAGCTCTACGCTTGCCATAAGCTGAGGGACGAGTTCTTTTCTTACCCTTTAGTTTGTCCTCCATATTCCTATTTTTGGAATTACCATAGTCAGGCATATATCCTTCTTTATCTAGATATCTACACCAAGCTAATGCATGGGAGAATGCAATAATTCTATCAAAGTTTCCTCCTTTTCTATAAGCAATTATCTCTCTTAGTAACTCTACATCATCTATAAACTCTATACCTAATTTAGTAACTTTATTACCATCCTCATCCATGTCTACCTCATGCTGTTCCTTTGTATAACTAACAAATAAATTAAAAAGATATTCTTGATTAGGTTTTGTAGGGTATATACCAAACTTAGTGTTTGCTTTGGATTTCTTCTTAGAATTTACCTGTCCAAATGTTATAGCAGGTGTTAACAAGTCATGTGCTTTACCTTTTGCATCTAGATATTGAATAAGACCTTGATCAATAGACTCCATACAACACTTGGCATTATAGGTTTCTAAGGCAGTCTCACAATATTGATGAAATTCATTCATCCTATAAGGTCTTGCTGCATAAGATAATGCTATTCTCTCGCAAGGTGTATTTATATCAGAGTTTCTCCTTTTTAACACATAGCATACACCAACTGAGTCAGTATACTCAGATACATCGACTTTGTATCCATCCAATCCTGCTACAAATAAATGTTCAGGTGGTTTTTCTGCAGGGAAGTCGTGATTACCATATCTAACCATAGGTGCATCACACTCTCCCCCAGGAAAAGGAAAGTCTGCTCTCTTTTTTTCAGAGAAACTTTGTGTAGCCCATTCTAGTGATGACCTTTGTAAATCAATTGGTGTTCCTGTATCTCCATCCTCTTCTAATCTCGCTAAGTGCTTTCTAGCTACTTCTACAGGGAAAGGGTTTACACTTGTTTCTAAGAAACATTCATCTATATCTAGAGGATGATACATCTTAAATTTATTTAAGGCATCTTCGTCACTTTCTAAACGTTTTCTTTCCTCAAGAATAAATTCCTTGCATGCTTTCCAATCTGTTGTGAACATTTTTATACTAGAAAGGTATTTACTCTTTTTCCCTAAAAAGTCTGCTAAATTAGTTTCTATTTTAGGTACAGGTAAACGATATGACATTTGTCCAGGTACAAAAACTCCAAACTTTTTTTCTTCCCAAGTTCTATGCTCTTTAGGGCACATATCATTTAATATCTTCCAATCCATTTCTAGCATATCATATGCAGAAGGATTTTTAAGTGCTCTTTTAGCATCTTTTGATAAAGTATTATTACCACCTGTCCCTGATAAAATAGGGTAAGCTTTCCAACCATACTGTGTCTTAAATGCAGGTAATGCTGATTGATAGATTGATATCCAATCCCATTTTCCTATCTCATCTATTGTAAATCCAATAGGGGAACCCCCTGCTCCTTTCTCTGAGGCTTTACCCGTACCTTTTACAGCATTCTTAATAAAGATATCTGAATGAACAATCCTAGATCCTGTCTTAGTCTTTAGCCCAAACTCAATATGTTTGTCCCAATCTGATCTATTTCTAGGTAATAAAAATGCAGGATGAACACTATTAAAAGACATATCCATTAATCTAGATATAGCATTTAAATCTCCATCGTCTCCCCCAATAATTTCTAGAGTACCATTTTGCTTTATTGTATTTAGGTAAGTAGTGTTTGATGTAATAGTAGTTGTCTTACTAAATCCTCTACATCCAAAAATCAGCATGGCTAACTGCTCCGTCTTACACCTTTTATAGTTTTCTACAAAATACCAAATATGATCATCTAGTGGTGGGTGCATTAAGACCTCATCGGTTTCTCCCCTTTTATTTGGTACAGGAATGGGTGTCTTAAAATAATTCAAATGCCAATAAAGCCAAGGATGTATAAAAACCCCATCTATAGTAACTCCATCTTTTAATTTTCTAATTTCCTCATTAAAAAAATCAATAACATCTGGTGACTGCTCATAAAAAGACTTACTCCTATTATAAACAGGAGTATCTTTCATTAGAATGTAAAATTCATTATTACCTTCGTACTTATTTTTATGTTTCTTCTTGCTCAAATTTTCTTTGCATATATGATTTAACATCGGGAAACATTTCTTCTACTTTACCATGCATAATTAAAGGTATAGGTTTGTCAGAGTGTATTGGTATGTATAACTCACTAGTCATATCATCCAAATTAAGTTTCTTAATATCTAATCTAAATTTATTTACATTTGCTAATACTATAGACTGAAATTCCGTCTCTTCTCCAATCAACCTATCAATTTCTTCCTCATCTAAGTGAGAGAATGTATCTTCATAGGTAGTCCAATCATATGCTATGGCACATTGTTCATACCTTTCTATGTATGTGTCTACAAATCCTACTAATAATTCTATAAAATCCTGTACTATTTTTCTATCTCTAAAATCCTCTGTTATTTTTGCAAAGTATTCAAGTTTTGAGTAGTTACGATTTGTAATAAGATGTTGCCTTTTGTGTAATTTTTCTCTCTTAAACGTGTTATCCTCAGTTGCCCAAGTTTTACGCTGAATATAAGCCCACTCCTTTTCAAGAGCAGACTTGTAGTTTTCTATGTAGTTAGTTACCTCTATTGGTAATGTCATTACTTAGCAGTTTTCATATAAGTAAAGATTTGTTCAGCTTCATTAGGTTTTAGTACACTGATCTGTTGCATAATAACATCATGGTACTCTTTATCTAAAACAACAAGATTTCCTTTCTCTATCCCAAATAGATCCATTTTTTGTTGCATAAACCCTTCCAAGAACTTCTCATCCTTCTCAGAGAGACTAGTGGGTAGGTCTGCCATTTTGATAATGGTGTAGTACTCAATAACTCTACTAATAAGAGACTGTAATTGTTGACTTAAAAGTGTCATCGACATTTCATTCTTTTTAAAAGTAGTAATGTCAGAGGTGAACTTGGAGGATTCTTCTTCTTCAGATTCCTTAACCTTATTAATTAATTCTAAGTTTTCAGTAGATACTTGTGTTAAATAATCACTAATACCTTTTACTTGCTCAAATCTGTCTTCAAAATTTTGAACTATTAATTTTTCTATGTTATCCATTTAATTCTTTTTTAATTGCTTTTTCTATTAAAGTATACATACTACCATCAGGTATTTCTAGTAAAGAGCTTTTCTTAAAGTCTACTCCTGAAGGTATTTGTGCGAAAACACTATAAAGTAACTCCCCTACACTATAATCCTTGAATTCAGGATTCTCACTAAATTCTTTTAATTTGTCTATCACTAATGCTTTATAATTCATTTTTTTATCCCTGTTAATTTAATTATTCCAACTCTTGTTCCTGTACTAGTTACGAAGTAGTTAACTGTTAAACTTTTTGTAAATCTTGCGTCTTTCGTAAAACCTACTGTATTAATTTTAGCTATTACTTTAATAGTATTTTCATCAACCTTCTCTTGGGTTGGTACTGTACAAGAGCAACCTGCTTTTATACTACTTATATTTAATCCCGTCTTCCTAGTTATTAATAACTCCACTTCTTTTACTGTTTCTGTTACATCTCCTAGTTCTACAACGAAAGCGTCCCCTCTGTCTGTCAACTTTATACTTTCTGCAGAATGGTTTATGTATTCAACATCTAACTCTCTATCTTTAGATGTTTCAACTTTAACAGCATTCCACTTTGGTGGTAGGTTTAATTCTACTAACCCACATTCTTCCGTTTTCTGTCCTATCTTTTTTAAATAACAACAACCACATGCTGTACATACAGGACTTCCTTGACATACAGTATCTATTGTTAGTTTATGAGATGTTTTTAGATCCTCTTCACTTACATTTTCTGAGAGGTACTCACACCCGTTACATATCTTTAACCTTTCCTGATACATTTCGGTAGTTGTATCAATGTCCTCTGTAAAGGCTTTATAAATTACTTTTAGTTTACTTTTCTTCTTCATTTTGAAATTGTTCTAGTTCTTCTGTTGTTTTTCTTGTTGTTAAATATGTATTCTTAAGCTTTGGTTTTGTGTAATGGTTTTTTAATTTTGATGTTCCTGCCTCAGAGTTTTCTTCTAGTATTTGCAACTTGTCTTTACTTCTTGATAACCTAATTGCTTCCCCTCTACTTAACTCTTCCTTACTTCCTAGTTTACCTTCTTCTCTTTTTAAGAAACCATGCTTCTGATATAACCTACCTAAGTGAGGTATGAAGATAGTCAGGATATCTCTTCTCTTTGTTAACTTCTTAATATGGCTAAATAAAAAGTTAAAGATAAATGCAATCTTCTCCTTATCGACACCCGTTCTCTTTGCGACCTCATTAATAATATCTTCTTGATTAGATACATTCTTAGTCATTTGAATTATTTGTTATCTGAAATAAGTAATAGGATTCATTCTGTCCTTTTCTATAGTAATCTGAAAGTTTTTCTAGTTCAGGATGTAGATACTTATTATTAAAGTTCTTTGTGGATGGTATTAGATAACCTAGTTTAGTCAATTCATGGTTCATCACATTTAGGTTGGTTGTCTTTACTCCCATACTACTTGCTGCTAAATCTTTACTATCCTTATTATAACCATACTTCATATAATAAGCAAGTAGGGATGCTAACTTTTTCCTTAAGGGTTTCTTATCTCTTCTTACTGTTACTGATGCTGTGTAAAGTTGTACCATAGCTGATAGAACTTCTATCTCATTTTCACAGGTAATTTTACATCTAAATATTTCTCCTTTCATATAGACACAATTTGGGCTTTATTAGTTTACGTACTTAAATCAAGTATTTTTTAGTTTACTTAGAAATCAAATGATTTAAATAAGTATGTTTAAAAGTATGTGTGTTTTACGTTAACGCACGGAGCAAAGTTAGAGGTTATATTTGACATATGCAAGCTTTTTGGCAAAAACTTTCAAAAAAATATTAAATATTATTATAAATGTTAGGTTTTTACACATAAATTGATTACTTTTGCTAAAGTTGTAAATATACGAAAAAATTATGGAAGTTTTAGGTTTTGAGGATTATTATTATGAAGTTTGGGCTTTAGTCCCCCACTACATTGTTGATCAGGACATGTATGATAGTAATCGTGCACTTATTAAAGAGATTACTTATGGTCTATGGGAAATATATAATATAACAGTAGAAGTCGATGCTTATGAATTTGTAACATCAGACATGTCTGTGGAGAGAGCAGCAAAATTATTAACAAAAATATTTGAATCAATACAAAAAATAGGAATAGAATTATGAGCAAAAGTAAATTAGAAGAAGCATTAAAAATGTTAAACGCAGCAAATCCTGGTAGCATTATGCAACTAAGAGAGGATGATCTACCAACCTACACAAGGATCCCAACAGGTTCTTATGGTTTAGATAATATAACAGGTGGCGGTTTCCCTTTAGGAAGGATTATTGAATTATATGGGAATGAGTCATGTGGTAAGACCACAGTGTGCTTACAAGCTATTAGAGAAGCACAACAGATGGGTATAAAGTGTTGCTTTATAGATATGGAACAAGCCTATGATGCAACCTACGCAGCTAATTTAGGGGTAGTTAATGAAGACTTATATTTAGCACAACCTTCTAGTGGGGAGGAAGCCCTTGATATGATTAGGACTATGGTTGAGACAGGTGAAATAGGTTTGGTTATACTTGATTCTGTTGCGACATTAGTACCACAGACTGAGATTGAAGGAGAAGTTGGTGATAATCAAATGGGACTTCAGGCTAGAATGATGTCAAAAGGTTTAAGAATGATTACACCTGCTTTAAATAAAAACAATACTTGTGTTATTTTTACAAATCAGGTTAGAGAGAAGATTGGAGTTATGTTTGGTAGCCCTGAGACAACTCCTGGAGGTAACTCACTAAAGTTTTATGCTTCTATCAGAATTAAATTTACTAATAGAGATTCTAAAACTCAAGTAGACAGTGATGGTCAAAAGAAATCTAAACAAGTAGGAGCAAAATGTATTAAAAATAAAACTTTCCCTCCTTTCAGAGAGTGTTCTTATTACATTGAATTTGGAAAGGGTATTGATAACTTAACAGAATTGATTGAAATTGCAGTTGAGAAGCAAATCATTGACAAAAAGGGGTCATGGTTTAACTATGAAGAAACGAAGTTAGGGCAAGGGTTAGAAAATGTTAAACTACTTCTAGCCGACAATCCTGAGTTAGTAGAAGAAATTAAAGCTGAGATAAATGGTTGATTGGATGTTCGCCCGACACTACATTAATGATGTAGAGCAGTTAAAAGCATTCTCTCCTGATGTTATGGGCTTTGTTTATGAGGTTACTTTATCAAATGGGATGAAGTATATAGGAAAGAAGAATTTGTTCTCTGTAAGGAAGAAGAAGTTTGGTAAAAAGAAATTAGCAGAAATAACTGACAAAAGACTAAAAAAGTATGAAATGATCATAAAGGAGTCTGATTGGAAAAGTTATTATGGTAGTTCAAAACGACTAAAAGAAGAAGTAGCAGGAGGATTACAAGTAATCAACAGAGAAATTCTTGCTCTTGCTACTAGTAAGATGAATCTAACCTACCTAGAAACTAAACATATGTTTGTTAGAGAGGTATTAGAAAGAAGTGACGAGTATTATAACGATAATATTTTAGGTAAATTTTATAAAAAGACAATATGAAAGAAAATGAGGAAGAAGAAGCAGTAGTTGAAGTACCAATGTCAGAGTATATACATTTCACAAGACCTGAATATCTTTACTACAGAGATTTTAATGAAGAGGGTCTAGCTAATTTTTTAGGGCACTTAAATGCTACTAGGGAAACACCAAAAAGAACAGTTTATTTAGATTCAGGTGGGGGAGCCGTTAGTTGTATTCATCCTGTTATAGATGCTATAGAAGAAGGACAATGTGATCTAATTGCATGCAATAAAATTTATTCAGCAGCATTTATGGTATTTTTTGCAACAAATGTTGAAAAAAGGATATTACCTGGAACTATAGGAATGTTTCATTACCCTTTTATCCCTTCTGCAACTTTAAAACCTGATTATACTATAAATATAGGTGAAAATAAGTTAGATAAACTAGAACATAAGCTAGTTGTACCCTTTAATAAATACTTTAAGGAGTTGTTAGGTATAACAAAAGAGAAGCATAAAGAACTATTAAAAGGTGGTGAACTTATCTATGAATACAAGGATTTAGTTAAACTTTTGAAGAAAAGTAAAGAATTACTTGCGAAATACAAAAAATAGTAGTAATATTGCAACAGTTAATTAAACAAAAAGAAAAATGAATTACAAAAATTTAAGATTTAAATGGGGAAACGGCAAATTCGTAGAGAGTGCCAAACAACCAAGCGAAGGTTTTCAAAAAATCGAATACACAGACCCCGACAGTAAAACAGATAAAGTAACTTACCACAAGTTCCACGATGAGGTTTCAGGTATTATTAGTTCCGTAGGAATGAATGAAACACATTTTGGTACATTCCTTAGAGTGAATGTTAAGACAGGTACTGATGAAATAACTAGTATTCAAGTTCCTTATGAGAACCAATATGGTTTTTCAAGAGAAACTAAAGCTTTAATTTCTTCTTTAAGAGATTATAAGTTAGGAGAAGATGTTACAATCAAACCTGTAGTTAAAACCTTCACTAGAAGAAATGGTAATGAAGGAAAAGATGTTAATTTTTACATCAATTACAAGAACATCATGAATGATGAAGGTAAGCCTGCAACAACAGGGTATATCAAATTTGATGAATTACCTGAATTAGAAAAAGAAGAAAAAAGAGGTAAGACAACCTACAATAGTGATAAGCAGATGGACTTCTACTATGAAGTGTTGCAGAAAGTAGTTGCAGACTTTGAGAAGTATTGGGAAGATAAAAAAGCCAACTCTGCTTCAAATACAGAGGGAGATGCTTCAGCTTCAGCACCTGAAGAAGAAAAAGCAGGTGCTTTAGAACCAAATGCAGAATTTAATGAGGACGATTTACCTTTTTAATAAATAAATAGATAAAGACATGATAGACATAAGAGCATTCATATACGGAGAGAGACTTAAAGACATTAAGAAAAATGTTGGGTCAAAATGTAGACACTTAGCAAACCGAAGAAGTGTTAATGGAGATAGATCGATTGATGTAGGTATAGTAACCCCTAGTGGTTATAAAAGATTTGAATTTACAATGCCAATATTAATTAATGATATTACAGACGCAGACTATAAACGGTTAGAGGAGTTGATTGTATCAAAAATGTAATTATGTCAGTTATTGAAGCAAAAGCTATATATATAATGTTGCGAGATAGTGGGGAACTAGAATTAATGTTCCCCCAAGCAACAGGAGATTGGTTTGAGGATAAAGTGAAGTTTATAGAAGCTTATAATAAGAACTTAGAGATGTTGTATGCAGATTTAGATATATCATCAGAAGAGGATTACTACGAAGACGACTTATGAAAAAAGAAGACTATTTACAAGAAGTGCTAGATTTATATAAAGAGTTGAAAAATGCAACAAAGGTTGCAGTTGCTCTTTGTCAGAAATATGATTTCACTTACTCTGAAAGTTTAGGACGAAAAATAAGACATTGGGTTTACAATTCAAAAGAAGAGGTTAAACTTGATGAGAGTGATATGTACAAAGTGGCTAGTGAGCGTACTGTAAACAAATCTAAATATAGATTTATTACTTCTGCCCAAAATGCTACACCTGTACACGCTGAACTACTAGCAAGCATGAAGGAATATGCAGAAGTGCTAGATGCAGAGATCAACATTATACCTATTCGCTATAAAAACCCTACTAGTAACTTTAAAGAAGCCGAACATGATTATTGGGATGAAGCAGTAAATGAGTATTTAGTAGCAAGTAGAAATTACATACACAAAAACCTACTACTTTTAGCTGATATTAAGATGCAACCCACAGCCGTAATGCCTTTAACAGGTTTAGAGGGTTTAAGTGGTATGGAAAGTTGTATACTTGCCCACCCAAGACAACATTTTAAAGTATGCCCCACATTAGATGGGCAACCTGCCAAATTTTTAGCGACAACAGGGTGTATTACACAACAAAACTACACAGATTCCAAAGCAGGTAAGAAAGGAGAGTTCCATCACACCTACGGTTTTATTATTGTAGAGGAAATGGACGATGATACCTTTGCTATAAGACAAGTTTCTGCAACAAGTGATGGTAAGTTCTGTGATCTAGATTATAAGGTCTCTCCTGAAGGAGTAGAAAAGTGTACAGACATAGTTGATGTAGTTACTTTAGGTGATATACATCTTGGAGATGAATGTCCTGAGTCTATGATGTGGTCTGATTTGATGTTACAGCGTTTTAACCCTAATCATGTTATATTTCATGACATTATGGATGGTAGTTCTGTATCACACCATGAGAGAAAGAACCCTTTTATAGCTTTAGAGCGTGAGAAAGATGGTAGTAACAACCTGCAACATGAGTTGGATAAGGTTGTAGACTTTGTAGGTGGGTATTTGAAATGGAACCCTATAATAGTGAAGTCAAACCATGATATTTTTGTGGACAGATGGTTAACAGACATTGATTGGAGAAAGGAAAACAATAAATATGCCTATTTGAAGTATGGTAAGTTGAAGTCAGATGGAGAATTACCAAATGGCATACTTCCATATGAATTAGAACAAGCCTACGGAGATAAAGTAGTGTGCTTAACTGAAAATGACTCATTTAAAATCAATGGGACAGAGTTTGGTATACACGGACACATTGGAGCAAGTGGTAGTAGAGGAAGTGCTACCCAATACAAGAAAATTAACACTAAATTAGTGACTGCTCATACCCACAGCCCATTAAAACTTGATAATTTAATAACTGTAGGCACAAACACCTTACTAAGGATAGGTTATAACAAAGGATTGAGTGCATGGTATAATGCTAATGCAATTACACACTATAATGGTAAGTCTCAATTGATATTAATTAATGGAGCAAAAGGATATACAACATTATGACACCTGGAAGACAAGTAATATGTATTGATGCCTCTAAGGATGCAAACACTGACTACAGTATGTTTACGCAGTGGGTAACCGAGGGGGCTAAGTACACAGTAAGAAGAGCAGAAGCAGATGGTAGGTTACTATTTGAGGAGATAAAAAATAAGTCAATTCATTTCCCTAGCTTAATGGGAAATACAGAGCCTGGATTCCACAAGAGGAGATTTGCAGACTATGAAGAGTATATATTAGGAAATGTTAACGTAGAAGAAAAAGAAAAAGATGAAGTACACACCATGTAACAATAGAATTATAATCAAAGTCCTTAAAGCATCATTTGAACAAACAGCAGGTGGTTTATTAATAGATGGGGATGATTTAAAGACTGAAAGTAAAAATAATTTAATAAGAGCAACTATTGTAAGAGTAGGACATGCTTGTACTTTCTTTACTCCTGAGCAAGAAGGTTTAGTAGTACTGATTCATGAAGTAGCAGGAGTACCTATGCACGGAGTAGACTCTGATTACAAAATACTTAGAGAAGATGATATTTGGGCATTTTCAGAGGAACAACCTAGTGAGATTATTACACTAGCAGATGCTATGAAAGAGAGTCCATTTGCAAAAGAAGTAAATCATCAGGAAAGTAAGTAATGAAAACTACAGAAGACTTAGCAACTGAGTACCTGAAAGAGATACACCCTACTAAGAAATTTTTAAGGATCAGGACAGACGAGAAGTTTGGTTCATACTTTGAAATAGTATGTATGGAAGAATCCTTGTCTATAGAGGAAGCAGTGGAAGTAGGGTATCTAGATTTTATAACTTGGGTATATAATAGATATATTGCCCCTGAAAAGATTTATATTAACTTAAACTAACAACAATGGGTAATAAAGAGAAACAGAATTTAAAGAGGAATAAAGACTTTTTCAAATCAAAAGGGAGAATAGATGTTTGGTTAGAAGAAGAAGATATTGATTTTATTATTAAGGAATGGGAGGAAATGAAGGAACATCTTTCAGATTTTCAAGCAGAACGTTGGGGGAATATTGCATATCGATGTAATATAGCCCTGTTTGCAAACACCGAACAAACAGATTAACAATTTAACTACCTACTGAAGATAAACAGAGAAGTCTAAGACGGACATAAGCGAAAGATGCTTCTCAATCATGCTAAGATGATGTTGTTTATTGTAAGCTAGTAACACTAAGCCACCAAAGTTTAGTTATAGTATTAGTCCACTTAGAAATGGATAGGTAGTTATTTTAAAACAAAGATTATGAAAACGAGTTTAGAGATAGAAATAACAAACGTAGAAGTAGAGGGTAGGTGGTATACTGTAAATTATACAGCATCCTACAAAGGAAAAGAATACAAAGAAGAAATCAACGATGATCATTGTTGGGAACCTGCCGAATGGTTAGAAGACCTAACAAAAGGAGGAGCAGAGACAATGGCATTTTGTGATTTTACAGAAAAACACTTTTAATCATGGAAAAATACTTCCTACAAAAGCAGTGGTTTCGAAATTTATTTCCAAACAACACATACATACTAGTAGACAACAAATGGAAAGGCTATGACGATTATGTTATGGGCGAGAAAATAACAGATGTAGATGGTAGGTGGAATACTCAATTTTACTGTAAGTGTGGTAATGAACTTATACAAAGTGGATCATGTAGAGAAACTAGGGCAGGCAATAATCAGACGGTTTGGGTTTTTAAGTGTGAACACTGTTGGTTGGTGAGTTATGGCAGACCCGATTTAATACCTGGAGTACTATCTTGTGATAAACACGGAAAACCTTTTGCATGAAACTAACTAGAAAAACAGAGTGGTATGAATTAGATTCACCTATAGGGGAACCTGATACCAATTGGACAGAAGATAAGTATTGGATTGAAAGACTCGAAGAAGATGGTAGGGTAGTATGGTTTGGAAGTAATACTAATTGGGTAAAAGAACCTGAAGGTAATTGGAAGACTTTAATAGGAGGTGAGTTTGTAGGCTGTGAAGAACCTATATATGAAACATTAAGAAATAAATTATGAGATTAACAATAGATACAACAGCAAAGACAATTACAATGGATGAGACAGTCTCACTAGGTGAGTTGTTTAAATTACTAGGAGAGTTCTTCCCTGAAGAAGCATGGAAAGAGTATAGTTTAGGTATGCCTACTAATAGCAATTGGTTCCCTGTTGATCATACACCTCCTTTTCAATCTCCACCATTTAATCCTAATACACCTGATATCACTTTTTATAATACTGCCCCGTACTGTGATCTATCAAAAGTGTACCCATTTGGTAATATGACAGTAGTAAAATCGCCACGACAATAATGATTAAAATTTACGAACCTACCGAAACACCTGATAGAGAAGTAGTATCAGAATGGTTAATACTTTGTGAAATACCTAATGAGGATTTCTTCGGATGGACTATATGCCACAAAGACAATAAGAACTATGGTCTATGGAAAGGTAGTGTGATCAATAAAAGTATGAGTGCCAAGTTCCCTTTATTTACATTAACAGAAGAAGAGTGTAAAGAACTTAATCGTATGGGTTATACTGAGAGGGTAGGTTGTTTAGGTTAAATAGTAAGATTATGAAAAGACTATTAATAATTTTAGGGTTAATCATTTTACCTTTTCCTTTATCTAAGTTGCTATTTAAAAAGTATAGTCATTTATTTAAAAGAACGGGATATTATCCAAATGGCTCAACTTATACAATTTATAAATTTTAAACCATGAAAGAAGTAACAAACGATTTAATAACATTAAGTGACGAAGGAATAAAGATAATAACAACTTTAAGTTAGAACCATGAAAGAAGAACAAGAAGCGGAAAGGATAATTGGAATGTATGAAAAGTTTCTAACCTTGCATTTTTATAATAAGGAGTTTATGTACGAACAAGCTAAACAATGTGCTTTAATCCATGTTAACGGTATAATAGAACATAATCATAAGCTAACCTTAGATATGAAAGGCTTAAAAGATATAGAATGGTGTAACTTCTATGATGAGTACTGGCAAAAAGTTAAATCAATAATAGAAAGTAAATAAGTAGGTTTTTAGGAGAAGGGTGATCCGATAAGTGACGAAATGATAAGATAATGATACGAAGAGTGATTTGGTTGGTTATTCTACAATTTTTATAAATCGAACGGATGTGAGCAAGTACCTAATAAAAACCCTCCCCCCCAAAAAAAAAATTTTCGAAACCACCCCCCTAATTTAGAACGATTCTATTTAAGTTTGGCACGGTTTTATTTTGAAAGCTGGCTCTTTTTTATTTTTCGAGTTAACTAATTTATGTTCATAACTTAGTACTTATTTTAGGTAGTTTGGCACGGTTTTATTTCTCATATTTATTTCCCAAAAACCCAGATCTGGCACGGTCTTTGGTAGGTATTTTAGGCTTAATTCAATTGAAATTGCACCTGTAAAATTATTTACATAGCAATACAATTATTAATAAAGTTTTCCACAAATTTTCATGCATTGTTAACAACGTATATAGGTAGTGTATAGCTATACCTTATGTATGTTGATAGCATGCGTTTTAAGGTACTTATTAGCGTGTTTAAGCTACTATCTCAGTACCTCGCGTATACATATATCAATTTCTTGAGTTCGTCCATTAGAAGCGATTCGCCTGCTATCATTGGGCTGTAGAGCCTATGTTTATATTAGTTTATATAAATATGACCGTTCGTCATTGAAATTGATACGTTCGTCATTTTATAGCTACCGTTCATCACTTAAAACTTGCACCTATCACATTTTTCACCATCTTTGTAATGTCAAAACGAAACAACGGTTTTATTTGACATGAGTTCTTTAACATATGTACACGATAACCTTGCAAATTCTTTGCAACGTTTTGGTAACATTCGATACCAGTTTTACATATGAAGTTCTTTGACATATTGATACATACATACTACATAGGTACTACGGCAGGCAATGACATCACGAATACGATGACAACCATAGAAGTAGCCTTGATAGGTCGAAGGTGTGAAAGCCTTTTACATGGTGCATACGTCCCATGCTTACAATGACCTTGATACGTTAAGATAGTACACTAATATATAGGTATGGAATCATGATGAAAGACGTTAAACAGTAATATACATGGAGCGTCAGCCATAGTCCTCAGCCAATGGAGAGGCGGTTAATACCGCATAAGGCAGAATGAGGGGTACTTTTTTAGGACAATTGAATTGAGTCTAAATTTCAGGCAATATCGGGCTTGGGGGTATCAAAACGCAATAGGGCAATAGTGCTATTGACGGATTAACAGATTCTATATGTATCGTTCTATATAGATTAAAAAGCGGAACGAATAGTTTATTAATGAGAGTGAAAAAAGTCAAACACTTGTTGATTAAAAAATAATGACCATGTGGCTGAGATAGAGAACACGTTAAATAACTATCTAAAATTAGGTAATTAGGTGTGTATAGAGTAGTCTACGGGGGTTCATGACCCTGCACACCTCTAATCAATTAATATAAAATAACATGGGAAAGTTTTTAAAGGATGTATCGGAATTTATTGCGAAATTAGAGAGAGTTAACTTTACTAAAGTGGATGGTGATACCTTGATTAGTGACGATGGGTTTGAATTGTCTTATCATACGAAGTTCCAAACACTAATGGGAAGTCGTGAGGATTGTAAATTTGTAGGGTTGCCCGTACAATTGATTTTTAGAATTGTAAAGGAGGGTGTTTATGTAAGTTCGTGGGGTTGTATGGACTTGGAAGATACAACAGAATTGGCAAAGTGGTATAAATTGAAGCATTCTGACTTACAAAGAGAGCAGGATGATAAAGAGCGTAAAGTACGTGACACATTCGAATTAGTTTGGAATAATAAATAATCATATAAATCTATACAAAATGGAAAAAGAAATCGCAAAAGTAATCGCAAAACACGTTGAACAACTAAGTGACGAACGTGGTAAGGAAATCAAAGTTAACTTTACCCTTTCGGGGCAATTTGTAGCCAAGAAAGGTGAAGACTTTCAACAAATTGTATCATTTGCCATACCATATGATAAAATCCTGGCGGTTGCCCTATCAAAATTGAATGGGGTAACAGTGGATAGCATAGTTAAGGAGGCAATGTCGGAGGATATCGACACTGAGAAGATTAAATTGGAAGCGTCAAAGGCACTTGCAAAGATCAAGGGTAAAGGTACACGCAATATGAGTGGTAAAGTTACCTTTCAATCTCATACATTTGATATAAAGGAAATCGAATCTTGCGAATATTGTTAAAAACTTTGGGGGTGCAATGCCCCCTTTATTTAAAATAAATTTATATATTTACACAAAACAAAAATTAAAAATTAAATTATTATGGAAATTTTGAAAAATTTAAACTCGGAAATGAACCAAGTAGAGGCAGTAAGAAGCCAATTGTTTAACGTTGAAAAAATTCAACTAGTACCTTGTAAGGAAGGGTTTGACGTACCAACGGCATTCGGTATGTATAAAACAACGGGAGGTGAGCCTTTAGGGGTTGTTGGTAAAGACTTCACAGCTACACAGCCAATTGCATTGTTAGATGGTTTGTTAGGTTGTGGACTTGATTTATCTAAAATGAAGTACTCAGAATTAAATGGAGGGTCTAAAATTTACTTCGACATACCTGCAGGAAAGATAGCTTTTAAGAACATTAGAGGTATTGAGGATGTAACGGATGTATCGGTTAGAGTTCAAACGGGATTTGATGGAAGTACTTCTACTAGTTTATATATCTATACTCATAGGTTAGTATGTTCTAATGGGATGAAAGCAACGGTAACTGAATTCAAAGCGAAGTTCAAAAATACCGCAGGTAATCAAGGTAAGGCATTAAGCTTATGTCATGACGTATCAAAAGCAATTGATAATCTTACTAGACTTGAACAATTGTATATCGACATGGACAAAATTACAGTTAACCAAACGGTTATCGATGATTATCTTAAGGCAGTTGCCAATATCGATGTGAAGATTAAGGATGAATGGTCTACACGTAAAACAAATATGTATCAAGACATGATGAATTCTATAAACCTAGAGTTCAATAGAACGGGTGCAACGGCATACGGATTGTTACAAGGTGTAACGCACTATACCAACCACGTTGCTAGTGGACATGGTTCGGAAGAATTCATCTTACTTAATAACGGTGCAAAGATGAATGATAAGGCAGTGAAGTTCTTAACAGCTTTAGTATAAACTTAAATGACCTACCTAGTACAATGCTAGGTGGGTCTTTATTAACCTTTAAAACAATTGTAATGATAGAAGTAATAGTATTTAATTGGAGTGTTTTAGAATGTGATGTTTTAGACGCTAAAGATCTGGGGATTGAAACCTCTGAAGAATTAGAGTATATAAGAATGAATGCACTTGAACAAATAGACAACGGTGTAGGGTTTGTAGAGAGACCTTACGAGGCGATTGCTAGGTTTTATGGTAAGACATATGGAGAAGCTTATGCAAAGGCTCAAACCTTTGTAGATGCTATGGTATTAAGTCAAACAATTAATATAGATTAATATGGATACATTAGAGCAAATTGCCCTTGAAGTGGGAGTACTTGAAGAGGCTAAAGGAACTATCTTTGCAACGTGTGTAGAGAATAAGAACTTTGAACTTTATTGGAATGATGCAAATGAAGAAGAGCAAAAAGCTATAGAGGTTTGTATTAAAGGTAAGTATGGGAGTAAATTTTATATGCAAAAAGACATACCTAGATTAATTGAGTTCTTAGAGAATAATAATTTTTTAAGTGAATTGATATGATGGTTTAATAATTTAAAATAAATTGATATGGATATTTATGAAATGAATGAATTGATAGAAAGTTATATACAAGACCTAAGAGATATTAAGATTAGGGATGTATCGATTGAACGAAAAATGGAGGCTCTTAACTTACTAGGTGTTGACTTAGTAAAGGAGAATAATACTAATTAAAATAAATTGATATGGATATTTTAAGTATATGTGTTAAGTGTAGTGACAGTTTTAATGCTGTCCTAATTAAGGATAATACAAAGATCCTGGAGTACGAAGGTTATGTACCTGACTTCATGCCCGAACAACACTACGGTGATTATATTGAATTAGATATAGATATTGCCACGGGTAAAATTGTAAATTGGAATAAAGTAACATTAAGTGAAGCCAAAAAACAACTTAAATAAACTAAGATGAAAAAAGTAAGCAAGCGAATAGAGTTCGCACCATCGAAGAGAAACAAGCAAGTAATGGTGCCATCTAGGTACTACCTTGATGATGTAGAGGTAACCGCAATGGAATACTATGGTATTACACCCGAAACAACTTTAGAAGAGGTTATGGCTCAAGAACCTGCAGATTATAGTAAGTTTGGAGAGTGGGAAATTAAAGTAAGTTTAGTTAAAGAAAGGGATGGAGATGCAAGTAACCCTCTTCATGGAATTATTGGATTTTAATTGCAAAAAGTTTGCATATTAAATTAAATTGAATTACATTTGTATTCTAATTAAATCTATACAAAATGAAAAACAAAAATATATCGATTGCTAAGTTCATGGGATGGACTAAAGGTAAACCAAATGAATTTAGATGGGAAAATGATTGGTTCGACAAAGAAGGGATTAGAAGGACAGATGGTCTAGGTGTGATATTATCCTTTCATACGTCATGGGATTGGTTGATGCCTGTAATTGAGGAAATCATGAACTTGTCAAGTGATATAACACCTCATGAAGATGCTTTTGAAGACTATAGAAGTACTATTTGGAATGCGGTAACTAACTTTGATTTAGAGAGTGCACACTCAGTAATAGTAGAATTAATTGAATGGTTATTAATAATAGATTAATATGAAAGACGAAACAAAATACGCACGAAAGTGTGACGTAACGGGCAAAGGTATGAATGAGGGCTTCTATCTTGAATGTATAGGAGTATACCTAGCCAATGAAAAAGACCTAATCAAGCAATTGCGAGAAAAGGAATTTAGCGGAGATGATTACGTAGGTATGTCAGATGAGGACATGAAAGAATTAGCCTATGAAGAGGGTGTTTACTATTGGACTGATTGGTACGACACGTTAGAAGAAGAAGATGAGTACTACACAGAGAGTGGAAAACTAATTGAAATTAATTAAAACAAAAACATATAAGATGAAAAAACTATTTAGTATAATGTTATTGACTGTAGTAGCTACAGTTAGTAACGCAAAGGATAACACAACTATTTCAGGTTACTTACTTCACACTAAGGGGGCAACAATTGAAATCTATAAGGATGGTGAATTAATTAAAACAAAGAAACCTATCTTTAAAGCATACAGATTAAAGTTTAAATCAGGGTCTTATGTTGTCGTATTTAATGATGGAGTGACAGAAAAGAAAATGTATGTTACTTTAAATAGATCTAAACAAAATGTACAAATAGATGTGGACTTCACACGTTTTACAGACGTAGTAATTAAGAGTAAAGGGGACGACTTGTACTATAAAAAAATAAAACAAGAAGAAAACTTTGAAATTTAATTGCAAATTATTTGCATAAGTGAAAAATAAAGATTACATTTGTAGAACATTAAAATAAACTAAGATGAAAAAACCAACGGGATATATTTTATATGAAGGTAAGAGCCAAATTGATGGTGCACCTATTGTGGCTATTGTTACAATGAAGTCAAGTAATGTTAAAACGGGCAACATGGCTAGTATGTGGATATTACGTAGTGATGTTAAACCTACTGAAGCAAGTAAAGAGGGTAAAGATGAATCTATTTGTGGTTCGTGCCCTCATAGACATTCGTTAGGTGGGTCTTGTTATGTTACTTTATTTCAAGCACCATTGCAAGTATACAAGTCGTATAAGAAAGGGAACTATCCTAAAGCAAATGATATAAACTTATTTAAAGATATGTCTATTCGCTTCGGAGCA